CGCGTTCAGCACATTAGCCATTCGACTACCTCCTTAAATTTGCGTTCAGGGTCAGAACGCCGCACCACAGCGGGAACCAGGGGGTAGACAGGTCAATGTCATACGTCCCCGACGCCACCGTGAATGAGGGTTCGACCCGCTCAAGGGCCGCTGAGACAAGGCTTCCCATCTCGTCGCACTCTCTGGCCCCGTCGTACTCCACAAGGTTTCCCGTCACCGTTTTTTCCTCGTTCGCCACTCCCCAGATGACGTCAAACAAAAGAGCCCCCTGCGAGAGGAGGCCCTTTTCTGTTGATTCGGATGAGCTGAAGGCTACAAACGGGACGTCTGACGGGGACGGGGGGCGCTTCTGGTCGATTCCGATGAACACCGACGGGTCTTTCCCGTAGTGCTCCTGACACCAGGCCTTCAGTGCGACGTTCTCCGCCACTCCCTCGGCCAGGGTCTTGATGACGCCGTAGATCACCACCAGTCCCCCTTCACAATGTATTTTTTCTTTGGGTTCTTTGGTTTGCTCCGGGCGTTCTTCCCCTGCATGTAGTCCCAGATTTGCCCCTCCATGTAAGGGAAAATCTCGCCCTGGAGCGCGTCATACATGGGGCCGATGGTGGGGCGGGCGGGGACGGTAAGCGCCGCTTTTTTCGGCATGCCGAGCCCGGCGGCCGCGAAGGCCAGACGCATTCTATGCGTCACCGGTGTCTGAAATCCCTCTTCGAGTCGCTTCCCGAGCTGCACAGCCGACAGGGAGAGCCATCCGACGGTCACCTCAAGTCGTTTTTTGTCGAACTGGTACCCTATGGCCTTGCGAAGCTTGCCGAGGACGGGATATGAACCCCTCGGTTCCCGCCCGAACGCCTTGTCAAGCGCCTTGCGACGTTTCGCCTTCATGGTCGGCGCATAGGGAACGCCGCCCGGCGCCTTGCTCTTGATGCCGGCCTTGATTTTCTTCTGCATCATCCAGCCGGTGGACTTCAGAGCTGACGCCGCCCACTTCGGAATCTCCTTCGCCGCCCACTCCAACCACGGGGACGCCCCGTCCTCAAAACTGATCCGGACAGGCATGGCTACACCGTCCTGACCCGACGGGTATTCGACGTACCCCACGGGTTTTCCGAGCCCATGATCTCGATCTGGTGGACGCCGCCGTTCGTGGCCAAAATCCTGACCACTTCCCATTCCGTCCCGTTCGCCAAAATGACTGAGTCCCCCGTTACGGGGGACTCCACGTCACTCGTTCGTATCCAGGCTACGCCGCTGGAGCTGGTGCCGTCCATGGTCTCGAAGGCGTTCCCCCGTGTCATGGAGACGCCGGGCTCAACCACCGCAGGGATGGACACTCCGTTATACGTTATCGTTTCACCGTGCTCGGCCAGATTAAAAAAAATGGCCGAGTCAGTGATCATTTGCTCGGCCAGCGTCATAACGGGTTACCCCTGAGCTGTCGCAAGCCTGGGGATGCCGGGGCCGAGACGGACCGTTGCGGTAGTACCGGCTTCGGCCTTCGCCACGGTGCAGATTCCAGCAGGGATAGAGGGATGCGTGCTGACCTTAGTCAGTTTCCCGTCTCCGTCCACGTAGAGCAGATCCCCGGCCGCAAAGGCCACGTTATTGACCGCGGTCAGGGTATAGCTGCCGGTGACGTATACCCGGCCCGTGCCTGTGGTTGCGGCTATGGTTTCTGCGGCGATGCCGACGAAATCAGCGAATTTCACCACGGCCCCGGCGGCGATTTGCGCACCGCCGTTCGCGTAGGTGATGGTGTCCTCACCCTTGGGCGCGACATCCCTGGAGAGGGTGACGAATGCCTTAGCGGCGGCAGTCTCCTTCGCGTCGGCGGCAACCCCGATGGGGACGTTCCCGATGGTTGCGAGCTTGGAGAGTTTTCCGTCTGCGTCGATGTACAGCCGGTCACCAGCGGCGAACGAGGCGTTCGTCACGGAGGCGAGTTCAAAGGTTCCCTCGATGTAGACGGCCCCCTCGTCCCCGTTGTCGATGTCCTCTGCGGCCACACCGCAGAAGTCGGAGAACTTGACCACGTCCCCTGCTTTAAGGGCGGTCCCGGCGTTGGTGTACACAATGGACCTTTCGTCCTTGTCGTGCCACTCATAGCCGATCTTCACCCATGCGGTGGTCCCGGCAGCTTCCTTGTCACGCATGGCCACCCCCAGGAACGCTTTGGAGGTGTCCTTGGTCGCTTTTTTGGCCACAGTGTCGAAATAGATCAGGTCACCCTGGGTGAACGCAGCGTTGTTGACTGCGGCGATTTCGTACACTCCGGAGAGGGAGACGGGGCCGGTCGCACCATTGGCGATGTCCACCTGTGCCACACCGCAGAACGTTCCGAGGGAGATGACGTCTCCCACACTCACATCCGCACCGGTGCCGTTTTCCCAGTCCATGACGACGCCGGGGTGCTTGAAGGTTGCAATTTTGCTCATTCTTTCACTCCTCCCTTACTAGCCCTGCGGCCCGGTATTACGGAACAGACCGCGATAGTCGACGGCGGCGGCTGCAGCGTCGATCCGAACCTTCCACTCAGTTCCGTCAACGGTCCACCCGTCCCGGCTTTCGAGATAAGGGCTCTGCACGCCGTTGAGGAAATAAACCCGGACGGTCTTGCCCTTGTCAGCCGCGAGATACCAGGTCGCGTCATCCCCGTCGTCCAGAATGTGGTCGAAAACAGGAGTCAGACCGCCGCCCTGGAACCAGGAGTTGTACAGGTTCGGCTGGTTTTCCACGCCGCCGATGAGCTGTGTGGCGAAAAATTGCCGGACATGCCCCTTCAGCGCCATGGGGGCGAGAAGGAACTTCGGGGTGATGCCAAGCCGTTTCTTTGACCCAATGTCCTTGTGCTGGGACATTTTGAGTTCCCCTTCGTTGAGGGTGTCCACGCTGATAGCCCCCGCCGTCCCGGTGTTCTTGTGCCCGGCGGTGTGGAAAATTTCCTTGTCGTCAGCGAGCTTGGGGTTCGCGTTCAGCAGTTCGTAGGGCAGAGCCGCAATGGTCCGCTTCGCTGCCGCGCCGAGCTCGCGCATGACGTCGGAGAACACGGAGAGATCGTCGTTGATGATGGTCTGCCGGGTGAGGGCGAACATTTCTCCGAACGTCCCGATCTGGACGGTCTCGTGCCCCTCTGCCCGCTCGGTGAATTTGTATTCCTCCCCCTCTTTCAGTGCACGCAGTGTCCCGAACGCGCCGACGCCGATGAGGGTCTGAACTTTGAAATCAGGCACGGAACCGACGCCGCACCACTCCCGCCACGTCTCGGGAGTGTCATTCCAGCCCTCCAACATGGCCTTGTTCGCGATTGCGCCGCAGATGTACGGGAAATCAGACGTGCTCATGGCCCTGGAGAGCCACGCCATGGGGTCGCCGCGCCGTGTGTCTCCTGCCCGGGACAGGCACCGGTCAGCGATCATCAGGAAGCTCATTCCGGCAAAATCGTTCCGCTCGGCGTTGTCACTCTTGAGTCCGCAGCGCTTGGAAATGCCGTCCACAACGGCGGAGCGGAACTTGTCGCGCTCATCGGTCTCGATATGCGCGGTCCCGACCTTCGTTGCCTCCTGCTTCTGCGCCAGAGAGTCGAGGATAGCCCCCCGCACCTGCTCCACGGTCTGTCCGCCGTCAATATACGGCGTGGCGTCAATTTCAAACCTCTTGCAGGCCTCCATAATCTCCCGCACGCGCTCACGCTCCGCACGGGAACCCTCGCTCCTGACCTGGTCAAGGTTAGGAGCTTCCTCGACCATTACCTTTTCTTCCTTCACGGCCATTTGTGTACCCCCTTCGTCATTTTGTGTATCAAGAGAGCGCCCCACGCCGACGGATGAGTCAGCGGGAACGCTTACAATGGAGATTTCGAGCGGCTCCCATTTCGTAGCCGTCTCCCGGGCAAGGCGCCCGTCTGTCGGTTCAGTGATCTGCCACTCGTGGACGAAATAGCCCACAGAGACGCCGCGCATGATGCCCTTCTGGACCTTCTGAAATACGGCGTCGCTTTCCGGGTCATCGTCGAACCGGACCAGGGCGCGCCCCTTGTTTCCGTCGAGCCATGCTTTTTCGACGGCCCCGACAGGCAGCTTCCGGCTGTCGTGGTTTACCAGGACAACGCCGATCTCCGCGAGCCGCTGAAGGTCCACAGCCCCCGGCTCGTGCGATAGGACCTCCTCGTAGTAGCGGTTTTCCCACCAGTCGAAGCGCTTGTAGGGCATGTCGCTAGAAAACGAGAGCTCCACCGTGCGCTTTTCGGCGTCGATGGAGCCCCCAATGCTCAATTCACGGAAAAACGGCTCTCTCCGCCGCTCCTCCGGCTTTTTTGCCGCGCTCATGTCATTCCTCCTTCTCGTCTGCCGATAGTTCCTGCGGCGGCAGTTCCCCAAGCTTCACGCCCAATTCCTCGGCGTATTTCTGTTCCCGTGCCCTCTGGCGCAGGACCTCCTGCCAATCCAAACCCTTTGCGCCGCATATTTCCTCCAGGGTAGAGGCTCCGATCTGCATGGCTTCGCTGGATGCCCGGACCTCTTTCAGCGGG